GCACTACTTACAGCATTACCATTTTTAGAATTACGGCCTTCTGTAAATTTGGCGAGGTACTCTTGCAGGTGTCGTACAAACATTATTTATTCAACCTGGCTGTTAAATTCTGTATCACTTTTTTATAACCTTGCAATAAATTTTTATTTTTTTCTCCCTCTGCCACTTGTTCTTTTAAATTCCAAATCTCTTGTTTTTGAATTGCAACTAAAAGTTTGAAACCGTAAACAGTTTCTCTCAAATTATCTATTTGTTTAGTTAAATCTAATTCTCCTCTGTCATCTTTCATGTATTGACTTTATAGGATAGTTACCTTAAATTGTCAACTATGGGCTTGCCAAAAAGACTTACAGAAATGCAACAAAGATTCGCTGAATTTTTAGTATTCGGTGGACCCGATGGACCTATGACACAATCAGAGGCAGCGCTTGCTGCTGGTTATAGTCCTAAACGTGCAAGACAAGAAGGCTCAGAATTATGCAACCCCAAACTATCCCCTCTCGTTGTAAAATACATTGGTCAATTGAAAGAAGAAAGACTTAGAAAACATGAAGTAACTTATGAAGGTCACGTAGCAGAGTTGGCTAGACTTCGTGAGGCTGCCTTAAAGAAAGGATCATTCTCTTCAGCAGTGAATGCGGAAGCAAACAGAGGAAAAGCAGCAGGATTATACATAGATAGAAAAATAATAAAAACAGGAAAACTAGAGGACCTATCAGAACAAGAGCTAGAGTTAAAAATGAAACAGATTTTAGACGATTATTCACAGATAATTGATGTGACTCCAACATCTATATCTTCTGAATCTTCTTTACCCAATGACGAGGTATCATCGTCCGATCCCCAAAAGTAATACCATCTTCATCTCTATCATAAGACGCAAATAGTTTTATAGAATTTTTATCTTTAGAATATAACCAACCTTCATTAACAGGTTTTGCTAATTTCATCTTATCAAATTCTTTATCGGTAGCCCAGCCAGAGTCACTGACACAGTCAATCCACTCCACTCTGACTTTTGGATAAGGTATATCCGGAGTCGTTTCTGTGATGATAGCTTTTCTTCTTTTCCTAGGCATAACTCTTTTTAAACCTTCGACACCTATATGACAATTTATTTTTTTTACTGCGCTTTTTAAAAAAAAACAGTTTTGGTATCGAACTTTACAAAAATGACCTATAACTGTTGGTACATATGAATAGTAGCTTCGACACCTAGGTATCGAAAAGGTATCGAAGTGGTATCGAAGGTGTCGACATTTTTATAGATTTTGTACACATTTGACGCATTTATTTTAGAATTATTCTAAAATAGGCTCATTTGTCGATACCTGTTCGACACCTGTTCGACACCTATAATAAAGTTTTTTCTGCCTCATTATTGCCATAATGCAGACTCATTACTGCCAACTTGTCGTGAGCTTCTGCCATTTTCTGTAATAATTTGTCAACCTCAGCTGTAATATCCGGATGTTCCGGTATCACCAACTCATGCTCACTATAACAATGTATCTTATACTTAGCATCTTCAATTTCTGCTTCGTATCGCTTCTTTAAAACGTTTCTAAGTTTGTTATTCATTTCCACCTCCTCATCACAATCTTGCCACATTTTTTCTTGTAAAGAATCCATGACTTTTTACCGTCAAAATAATATCCATCTACTGTCATTTAAAGTCCTCCTCTTTTATTTTTATGTTTGCTTGTTCTTTCTCATCAAACTTTAGGTCATGATACATGTCTAATCGTTTAAGAAACTTGTGTTTCCAGGTCCGTAGTTCGTGGTCCGTGATCCTAAATTCTTGGTAATATAAGTCAGGCGTGCATACCATGATAACTCCTTGGCGTATCGAGGAGCCGTAGACATAGTCGTGTGCCATGGCGTACGCTGCGATTTGAAGATAATAATCTTCGATCCATTCTTTCTTCTTCGGACGGTTGGCCTGCTTAAAGTCAACAACAGTTTCAAGATTGTTGTGTAAACATACCAAGTCTGTTTGACCTGCGTATAAGCCCGGATAATGTAACGTAACCTCCGAACCAAAATATTCTGATACTGGTGCAAGACCCACTTCCATAATTTTATTGGCCATGGGCTTCGCCGCCTGTCCGAGTTCTGTAAGATCATCGTAACCAACGCCTGTAACATAAGATTCGAGGAATTTGTGCATGCTAGTCCCTCGCTTACTAGATATATTCTTGATTCGCTCTGCCTCATTTTCGCCAACTTTAGCCTTCCAGTCTTTTAAAAATTGTTGATCTTTGGTAGCGCCTAATATCGTAGTCACACTAGGAAGTCTATAACTATTTATCTCGTAGACTCTTTTTCCTGTCTCCTCGTCCGTGATCTGTTTACCATTGATATAATTGTATTTTTCTGACTTCTTGATAGCCTTACTAATGTTGTGATATTCTTCTAAGTCCTTTTCATCCATCATTTCAAATCCTTAATTACTATATAAACTATAATCATACCGATTGTAAAACAACCCATACCATAAAAAAACATACCAAATCCTTCAGCTACATTCATAGTTTTCTTTTTAACTCTTCCCAATATTCTCTGTTTTCTTGATCACGTAATATTTTTTTATGTAACATGTCTTGTTTTTTTTTAAGTATCTTTACATGTTCACGCCATGCCCAACAATTTAATTGTCCTGCATATTTCATTATAAAGTGTAACCCTTGGTATATATATTTATCAAACATCTTCTTCTACTTCACAAACTATGTTATTTATAGCTTCTCTTAATATATCTGGACATCTAACTTTTGCTTGTTCAACTGACATTATCTCTTCGTTACGTGATTCAATACCATGTCTCATTGCTCTCCATCCATCATTTTCTGTGTGTCTGTATAACATATCGTCTTTAACAAAGTACCAAGATTCTGTTTGTGAACTCATTTTTCTTTTACCAAATCACCTTTCTTTATTTGATTTAAAGGTGCAGAGTCATGGACATTACCACTAACAGATACTCTTACACAATTAGATTTATAAGGACTAACCCAGTGTTTTAACCACGCAGGAAATATAAACATATCACCTTCTTCTGGGAAATGAGACATGTAAGTTACAGCGTCTCTTGGTCCTTCACCATACATAAATTGTATGCCTCCAGGTCCACAGCTTCTACCGGTATATTTTTTATTTTCTTTTTTTAATTTATCTGGGATCGATAAATATATTACAAAAGACAATCTACCATCGTGATCGTGTGGTGGATTAAACTCATACTGACGTTGAAAGTTAGCCCACAAAGCAGTCAATACATATTCTGGTTTACCATTCTCATATTTCTTACCTTGGTAGTTTTGAAATACTTGATCATATAAACCAAGATACGGTGATAGGTATGGTATCAACTTATCTTTTGACTGTTGATTGTAGCCGGTTTCTTTTCTTATCTGTCCTGCTAACTTATCTCTAAAATCTAATTCATTCTTCTTAGCTTCATCAATCAAAGCTTTTTTAAAATCGTCCTGTATTTTTACTTTTACAACACAAGGTCCCCAATTATATGT